GAACATATCAACATAAGCAATAACACAGTAACTCTGATCAGACGCAGCTGGCGGCAGCGCGCCCAGAGCCCGGGACAATGGGTCCAACAACCTTATTTGTCTTTCCGACGCCTCGATTTGTTGCGGTCAGGGCATCTCTCGCCTAGACTTGCAGTCGCAGATCCCGGAAGAATTGTTCGTGGTACACACGGGCATGTGGCTCCTGCAGGGAGTTCTTCTGGCCTTGATGGCCTCTCTTTATCCAGCGGAGGCGATCGTGGGGTGTGACTGCAACCGCTCGCTGAAAACCGAGATGTACAGCTTGTTCCGGTCAGAGCCATGCCAGAGGAACGAAGCCCCAGTGGTCGAGAAGAGGATGGCGGCCTTCGTGGAGAAGGGAGACTCACTTGTAATCAAGGGTTATCGGTGTAGCGGCCTTGTTACGAAGACATCGTACCTGTGCGATACTTTGAGTTACAACTACCTCACACGCGCCGCATCCACATCTCCTCTTGTTCTCACGGTTCAAGATTGTATCATGGCAGCGACCCGCGGGATGTGGACAATCCAGATTGGGAACCATGCAACCGGGGTGAAGGTGTCCGTTGGATCTTCAGTTGGGTTCCAGGCTTCGAGCACAGGGACTTTCCCTGACGAGAGGACGGGCAGCTGCACCCATCGCACAAACTACGAGATCCACTCCGGTACGATTGAGATTGAGGAGATTGAGGTAAAGGCGCTTCCGGATATGTCCCAGGTGATAAGTGGTGGCCACATCATGCCGTACTCCGCTGAGATGGGTCTAAGTGGAACCTCCGACGGAACCTACGTCTGGACAGAGCAGCCCCTCCCTTGCGACCGGCGTATGATCTCCCTTCTGCATGAAGGAGAAGTCGAGATCCTCTCGTTCAAGTCAATGACATTCGTCCGGAGCAGCGGAGAGACAAATTCATTCCAGATCCATTCGACACTGGGAGGCCCTGAGCCAATGTGCGGAGGAATCGCTCGTGAGACCCAAGTATCGACGGTGTACCTGCTGGTGAGCTTTCCTGATCACAGAGGACTGTCGAGAGTCACCCGACCCAACATGATGTCACTCATGCAAGGTCTCTCGTCATACATCTACAACTCTCTATCAGCTTCCATGGAGCAGGACCTGGCCGAAGTGGAATACCAGTTCTGTCTTGCTCGACGCCAAGACCTCCAATTGCGTGTGCTGATGTTGTCCCTGCATCCCGGCCTAGATGTACCTCTCGACCCCGAAATTCCATGTACATTTGCCGCCGAAGCCGGGGAGGCTATCATGCTCGCCACCTGCGCTCGAGTGGAGATCCGGATAGCACAGAATTCGACTTGCTTTGAGGATGTCCCGATTGCTTTGCCGGACGGGTCTGAGGCCTTTATGTCCCTTCCCTCCCGTAAGATCATCCCGGAGTCCAGGAAGATAGACTGTGGCAGCAGGGTTCCCAAGATCCTCGAAGAGAATGGAGTCTGGTACAGCCCCAACTCAATGGTTGAGCCTCGACCTGCCCGTGCTCTGCCCGTGTCCCGAGAGATCCCTAGCTGGAAGACAGCAGCATTGCCCAAGATAGACACCAGTGGCATCTACCGCACCGCTGATATCAAGAGACTCCGAGCCGCTCTCGAAGCTCCGGGTGCTTCTGAGATCCGAACCCTGCGGAGGCTGGACGCCCTAGCCGGGGTGAGCATTGACCGCACGACCCTGAAAGATCACCTGGACGAGGTTACGGACAGAGTCCCTGACATCATCTCGGGATGGATGCTGAGAAAGGGCTACGTGGTCGGGGGATGGTTTGGCTTCGCCGTGATGCTCCTAGGGTGCTTCACCGTACTGGTTGGCTTGATCAGGTGTGCCTTGAACCTTAAGCTTTTGGGCGGCAAAGTCCCCCTGTCACGTGCCATCTTCCTGGCCACATCGGAGGCTTACACCGCCGTGAGGTACGTAGCTCCAACTAGAGCTCCTCAGCACGATTCCATCCCAAGGGAGGTGGAATGCCAAGCTGCAGACCAGGAGAACCCTGACAGACTGGCCCAGTCCAGCTACCTTCGTCTTGCAGAGTCCAAGATATAGCTCTGGTAGCTGGCAGTAATGATTGTAGAGTTGGCTCGACTATTTACACCTGCTACCTGTAAGCAGAGGTCGGGTCAGAGTGAGGCCCCTCGAGTACTCCCCTGCGCCACTAGTGGTGCCTCCCCAGTGCCAGTAGTGTTGTTCTGATTTAAAACTAAAACCGTGGAGTCACTGGGACCAAAGGCTGTTATATCGATCCGTCTGTTTAACCTCCGCAGTATATCCTTGTGAGGGAAAATGGCTGGACGTCCGAATGTCGAGGTTCGAGATGCTCTATTGCAGCTCATCAATGAAGAAGGGGGAGGAATTCTCCAGGCGGCGGCAGCTGGTGTCCCTGTGCCAGCTGCCCCGGAGAACAGGAATCCCGAGGTTGATGCCATCATCCAGTCCATTCAGGACCACAAACTGAAGAGCCTGGATGAAGTCCTCGAGACAACCATCACCTGTCCTGCGGGTGCCGTGTTCGCGGCGGGCATCCACTTTGGCCCGTTCCCAAGGATGGAGTACGTTGGGGTCTCAGGTGATGCTACCAAGCTGAAGGAGGAGACCCTGATATGGACAATCAGGCTGGCTACCGCGTATGCCCACGTGCGGGTAGCTATTCCTGGACAGACACCAGAGGTTGCGATGGGCCTCGCGTTGGCGTACTACGTCATGAGGAAGGGAAGCAGCGGGATGAGGGGCGCATATGATACCGACGAAGCAGAGGTGAAGGCCCAGGCGCTGAACTGGTTGAAGGCCAACCCAGACCTGCCAATGGGCCTAGGCAGGGTGGGATACGAAGCACCGGCAGGAGCCGTGGGCGGGGAAGAGCCCGCGGAAGTGGCTGGGTTCGTCATTGATCCCCAAGTGGCGGGCAACATCTTCTTCCTCATGGCTCTGCTCTCGACCCACGGCCAAAACATAACGACCGATCGGATTGAGAAGTTTCTGAAGGCTGCCAACAGTCCTCTGGAGAGGGTCACTGCCCAGATCACGCCGGACGACATCAGGAAGTGTTGGAACGGCCTCGACGCCGGAGGAGCGGTAAATCAGACGTCATTCATCAGGTTGGCGGGCATAGTGTACAAGTACGTGAAGCACATGCCGACCTTCTCGATGGGTGTGCCACAGTCCCAATTGAGAGGTCTGACCGCCTTCCAGATGGTTGCTCGTCTGCATGTGGAGTATGCGGGAGCAGATCTGCGAGAGTTTTGGACCATCTGTGGGCTCGCCGAGCTGGAAGCGATGAGGGAGGTGTTTGAGCAGATGGGAGAGAAGACGGCCTTCATGGCGATCTTCGGATCCCTTACGGTCGCCGCCTCGGACCGGCTGAAGGTCTCTGCCCGCATGGCTCTAGAGTTCTTGAAAGTCAAGGATGACCTGCCGAGAATCGATCGCTATGCCGGTAGGTGGGCCAAGGCACGGATGTCGCCAGAAATGAGTGCCTGGGTGCAGAAGAACAGGAATGTCCAGAAGGGAGGAGGGCAGCTCCAGGCCTACATCACGGTGGAGCAGTCGGCCGAGCTGGCTGTGGCCATGTCGCAGTCTCTCCAGACCGTGAACTTCTCGGGCGAGCAAGCTCGCTAACTCTGCGGTCCACTTCTGTCCCACAAGGGGCCGTGCCTGCCCAGCGAGTACCTCGCTCTGTTCAAACTCGGGAAAAGAAGAGCATTGTGAGGTTACTTCCTAAGCAACTATTTTCTTTTAAGTTAGTTCTCCTTGCTTTTTGCGTGTTTAGTGCTTTGTAGGTATGTGTGGTCCCCTATATTGGATTATGTCCATTCGCGCCCTGTGGCGCCTTCCAGGCAGGGACCCTAGTAGAAGTGATGCGTCCTCTCAGGTATCTCTCTTGTCGTTAGAACGTGTCGTTAGTGTGGAGCCCGGCTCCATTGCCCGTCTCCCCGCAGCTCCGCTTGAACTATACAGTGATGGTCGAATTCGCCCGCCACAAGCCAGTAGCAATGATCTCTCTGCTGAGGAATTAGATCGGAGGCTAGACCTCCTTGCATTAGAATCAGGATGATCGATCCCAGATTGCCCCTCCTCCCGAATACGATATGTTAGTACGGAGGAGAGGACTCCACGGCATTTCTGCCAAACCTGGGGTAGCAAACATAGGGTACAAATACACGTGTCGTTCTGGGTTTCTGATTTAAAACCACCGATGATCGGGATTCCACCGAAATCACTGTTTATTAGCCGGGCCAGAGGTCTTCTGTGTTCTGAGCTCCTGCTTCCGGAACTGCTCGAAAGCACTGATGGCATATCGTATCGGAGGAGGGCTTGTGTGTGATGGTCCGCACCCGAGGAGAGGATATCTGAGAAATGTAGGTGTTTTGTTTGACGAGCCAAGGAAGTTTGATGGACCACTCAGGAAGTGGGCCACAGAGAAGTTCATCGACCGTCTGAAGGCTGGAAGGCCCCACTGGGAAGACATCCCGCTCTTGGCCCACCATCCGGAAACCGAGCTCCTAGCATCACGTTTGTCGACGGATTTCCTGCCAAGGATGATCCAGGATATCCTTGACCATGTAGTTCGTCGTCCTCAAGATCTAGATGTTGGAGACGCCGCTGAGACTCTATCCAGGGCGCTGCGGGTACAGGTGGAGAGGATCAACTCGAGTCTCGGCCCGGGTGCTGAGCATCTCAAGATACCTAGCTACTCAACAGCTGAGCTGTCTCGAGTCATTGGGGACAAGACAGTGCTCTGCGCTCTGGGTGCCCTGGAGGGGCTGAAAGAGATCCCGGTGGCCATGGCCTCGTACGGAGAAAAGCCCAGCAGGAAGTCCAACCTGCTTGCGAATATCCGGCATTCAGCTCATTCTTCTCGCTACTATCTCAGAGCTCTCCGCTCCTGGTCATTCACCCTATCTCGAGGAGTGTGTGTAGTTGGCCGCGGAGGGCAGACATGGGTGGTCCAGAAGTCTGCGATCCTAGAGCTCGAGAACAAGCTGCGCGACCTTATCTCCGTCCTGATGCTCTCCAAGATGATGGAAGGGGGTCCACTTCCCCTCAACGGTCTGGCCTTGACGAAGAATATGGTCAGAGTACTGTGCACCTCACATTGCTGTTACCCGGACACTTTCTTCTCACTGGTCTCCTGCCTGGAGGGCCTTGCGGTGGCGACCATCATTGCCCGGGAAGAGGACTGGGTCAATGTCAGACTCCTCGAGAAACTCCGAGCTGACATAAAAGAGATTAAGGGAGGACATTGGTTTCTGTCGAACGTGGAGAGGATCTTCTCGAGTGCATCAACTGAGCTAATAGCCGAGTTGTCATGCCTCAGCAAGATCACAGGCCATCCATTGGTCTCCGCCATTGAAGGTGCGCAGAAAATATACGGCAGGTCCATGGAAGAGCTGCCTCTGGATCCAGACGTTATCTCTCAGGTAGTGAATATAGTCAAGCACGATTATGTTGTCCGATATCGCGAACGGAAGGGAGTGTGGCCTCCTTTGATCATGGGAGAAAGAGCTCCCCAGCGGCTGACTACTGCGCATCAGAGGAACCGAATCGTTAGGAGGTTTCCACGCGAGGCAAGCGAACCTCGGACAGAAGATTTCGCTCATGTAACGCTGGCCCGAGACAAGTCCTTCGACATTGTGAATCTGGACCTAGAGGAACTTAAGGACAAAAGTCTAAGTCCATCCATGTCCGCTCTGAGATCCCGATACGGGACTGAGATCTTCCGAGACCTAGAGCAGATGGGAGGGGCGCAACTGGAGACGTGGGCGGTTGCGTGCCAGCGGCCCGAGTTCCGTCGTCAGTGCTCTCTGCTTCTGCATTTCTTGTATGCTCCCCTCTCAGAGCTTGACATTGACAGAACCATCCGGCGGTTCGCATACGACTCGGTGACGGACCCGGACATGGCGTTTGAGTACTTTGTGATGAAGCTGGTGGAGAAGGAGAAAGAGCTGAAGGAGCCTCCCAGGATATTTGGATCACAGACATACGTTAACAGGTCGATACGACGGTCAGTCGAGAGGAGCATTGAGTCATATCTGAGAGACTATATACCAGAACAGGTTCTAACAAGTGGAGACATGGAGTATGCGAGGAAAATCGAGGCCTTCAAGAACTGGAGGACCATCAAGCCCGGATTCCGTGTCGCGTATGTGAACTTTGATGCCTCGGGTTGGTGCTACACCTTCCGGGAGGGCTCCACGGTACCGCCCTGTCGAGAGGTTTTCGATCGTGTATTCGGGGTCCATGCCTTCTCAAAGATAATGCAGTGCTTCGGACAGACACACTTTTACTCCAGTGAAGGAGACTCGAATCTGGTCTACCATGGGCAGCTAGGCGGCATCCAAGGTCTCCACCAATTCACCTGGGACGCGGTTTACATCCCACAAATGGCGCGAGAGCTCCGGAAACAGGGGCTTGAATTCCACATTCTCTGCAAAGGGGATGACTTCCGCGCGGCCGTATTGGTGCCTGAAAGCCAGTGCCCTACTGATGAAGCATTTGCAGCGAAGGTCGAAGAGCTGAAAGTAGAAGTGTGTGAGGCCGCCAGCAGGAACTTTGGGTATAAGATCAAGGCCACAGACAGTTATGCCTCAGAGAGTGTGATGGTCTTCTCGAAGAAGATCTACGTGAAGGGGGTTGAGCTCAGCCAGGTGTTTAGAATGGGGGCGAAGATACATGGAACCCAGGACATGACTCTAGACAGCCTCGACTCCAGAGTTGCTAACATCTTCGCTAACTGCCATTCTGCTTGCGCGTCCTCCGCTGCCTACATCCCCCAGTATGCTACAGCCTTATTCTGGGCTTACTACAACATGGCCGACAGCCGAGTCTACAGGTCTATCAGTCAAGCTAAGAAGGTGAGCCTCCTCCTGGCTCCGTCCGTAATCGGTGGCTTCCCAATCATTCCCCTCTACTCATGCTTCCTGAGGGCAGAGTCCGACCTCCTCTCCTCGGCGCTGGACTTGATGATGACGGCCCTAGTGGTCGACCCAGAAGTTGGAGCTCTGTTGAAGAACCTCTGTGGGCAACCTCCGTCGCCGCGAAAGCAGTGGACCAATCTGATGCGCGACCCATACGCTCTGAACCGCTCATCACCCCCGCCCCCTCTGACCATCCTAAGAAGGCATATTCGCATCTTGCTCGAGAAAGAGTTCAGGGAGGGCAAGGCGAAGAATGAGATGGTGAAAGAGTTCTTGTCCTTGTACGGAAACTCTAGTGCCCTGGGGTGGGACTCCTGCTTCAGTAATTGTGGAGTGATTCGGGCAAAGCTACTGGCGTCATGGTTCGAGAATTCGCCTTTCACACTAGTCGATACTCTGATCGCACGATTCGAATCCTCGAAAACAGTTTCCTCCTTCCTCTCTGACGCCAGGCTGCCTAAGCGAAAGCAAAACGAGATCAAAGCTGGACTGCAAAAGGATCAGGACCTGCTGGACGAGTGGCGAGTCAAGGCCCTCGATCCTCCTCGAGAACAAAGCGAAGCTATCAGAACCGCTCTGAACCTTCAGTGCCCAGCCAAGGCCGCGGATAGTCTCAGAGAAGCACACTGGGGGGTCAAAGTAGAGACGGTGACCGCGCCCCCGCCAACGCACATGTTGGTCCTCATGTCTCCACATCAGGCAGTGAGCGGGCCTGCCCTTGAGGTGGAAAGGCGTGCCCGCAATCACTTTGGGGTGGAAATATCATTGCCAGGGGATCCACGCCGCTCTGCCCATATGACAAAGGGAGGTGCAAAAGCCTTCTTGGGAGAAACCACCGCCCTGGGAATCTCCGGTCCTGCTCTAGAGCTTGAAGAGAAGAGTCTTGTTGGAAGGAGAGTTCTCAACCTGCTCATGCTCCGTTCTTGGGCCAGGACCCCAAGGCCGATGATCTCCGATGAGTCCGTCTCAGCTCAGTCATCCCTCGTCGAGCTGATCGACCTCTCTCTCAGCGCCTACGGGTACCCAGCCGAGGCAGCCCTAGAACCCTTCTCCAGACCGCGAGTGAGAGGGACAGAGTCCCATCATATGAGGGCCCACAACTTCCGCGAGTCTATCGCTCCGAACCATCCCACTCACCTGACCACCATAGCTGCAACAGCTGCGAGTACTCATCAGGTGTTTTCCCTGAGAGAGGTGAACAGGCCGCTGAACTTCCTGCAGATGAAGGGCTACATTCACCAGCTGCTGTGCCTGCACCTGCACAAGAACCGGAATTTCCTGATACACGATCAGGAGAGTTTCTGGGCCGTTACTACAGACTGTGAGTGGTGCAACCAGGAACTCCGGGAACATGCCATGGTCTTTGAGATCCCGCCTCAGATCAGGAAAGGATTTCCACAGCTCCAGCACCTTTCCCTGTCGGTGGAATGCAAGGAAAGAATCGAGGCTGCCCTCGCAGAGTACTCGACAGACCGTAGACTGGTCCCGATCATATACGAGTACTCTCCTGACTCGACCCGGGTCTTCCAGCACTCCATCTGCAAGACCATTCTAAGGCAGGCCGACCTCCAGCTGGCGGCGACGGTTGCTTATTCTTCGGGGGAGATCAGCGAGGGGACAATAGAGAACGTATCGATGGCGTACAGATCAGGGACGCGCTCTACCAGTCTCAAGGACGACATCATGAGGTACATAGACGTGAGGCTAGTGGCTACCATCCTGGTAAAAGAACTGTTGACTCATCTAATTCGGCTGACCGCGGGAAGCAATGTGGCTCTCGCGGTAGCCCGCCTGAACATGACCAGATCTCACAGGATTCCATGGATGTCCTTGGTGGACGCGGCCCAAAGGTCGGGTGTGTACCACACTCTCGCGCGATCTTTGGCTGAGCTTCTGGGGGAGTCTGTCTCATCTCTGGAGGTCTCTTCCAACAAGGAATTTGCGAGAAGTCTGTGCACCGCCACGTGCATGAGCGTCGCAAACGTGGGAATCCCAGATGAGGATGAGGACCTGATCGTCCCCGTCCCTCCCGGGGCTTCTGAAGAGGATGTGGTCCAGGCAGTGGAGAGGCAGTGTCGAGGATACTTCCTTCTGATGGCATCTAAAGTCTGGGCGAAATCTGTGTGGGAGCTAGGCCCCCTGGAACCAAATGAGTACCGAGAGGCAGCTGTCTTCAGTTACTTTGCGGACAGATGGACAATTCCCCACCAGTGGGGGGAGTTCTTTGAGGAGCTCAGAAGAGAGGGACACTTCTGGGAGCGAATTCCGAAGTGGGAGTGGCTCGAGGACGAAGATAGCCCGTTTCCCTGGAACGCAGTCAGCGCCACGACCGTCCGGCTCCTCGAACTCAGTGGTGAGACAGTCCCGAACCCAGAATGGATAATGTTGGACATGCAGGAGATGTGCGAGGAGCTAGAAGACCGGGCGATGGGGAGGAGGGCCGTGGCCCACGCCGCAGGCCCCCTCGTACGCATCCATACGGTGAACCCTGTGGATGCCCAAGACTACCTGAAGACATACGTGCCTCCCCTGAGGAGGGACTCTGATCGGGACCCAGCTGTGTTGTCACGCAGAGGGCCTTCGGACCTGTTCCTGCCATCCTGGGAGGACCCCCTGCAGGATCACGTCCACGGCCTTTGGAACATTGATGACTTTGTGCGCTGGGCGCCGCTTCAAGATCTTCCCGATTTGGATCTGACTCGGTATGAGGCATATCACTATGGTCGGAGTACCTGCCTCATGCAATTGTCGACCATCGCCCCGTCCAGGATGGCGGAGTTCCTGTACCGCTCGGGTGCCAATAAGGCCGCGTGCTGCAGCCCGCTCTTGTTCACTGCGGAGGGTCGGGGAGGAGGGATGTGGGCTGCCCTGGCATTCTGGACTAAGTTGTCTGCCTGTTACAACTCATACTTCGGACCTTCTGAAACGTCGAAAGCGCCCGATGACTGTTTGCTCATGGGGGTTGAAAGCTACCGGATCTGTCTGGGCATGGTCACTACGGACAATGATCTGTCTGTCCCAGGGTGCCTCGATCGGCAAAGCTTCGGAGACAACGAGTACCCTTTGGTGTGGTGCGATCTCGATCACCTCAAAGGTGGGAGCCTCGCACGGGTTCTAGCCAATGTATGTGACTACGCTGTCCCTCGGCTGTCGCTCGGGGGGAGATTGGTTTGGCGATCAACCGTTCAGATGGTCCGGCACCTCTACGAAGGCCTCATCTGTCTGAAGCAGTATTTTGAGAGCATCCAGATGATGCCACTACTGTGCACGGGAGCCCGAGTAGAGATCCTCATGATCTGTACTAGCCCCCACGAGAGGAAGATGGAAGCGCTCTTCCCCAATGGCCTGCTCGAAAAGCTCCAGCACATGACAGAGGATATCAGAGATCCGGCAAAGGCCCCATCCTATGAGCTGTACTTCTCCCAGTTTTGTGCCTGGTGGGGAAAGCACTTTCAGAACAAATATGTGGCTTCAGGACTGGTTCTAAAGCGCTCCTTGGGGCCGCTGTCCCCGGACCTCATCCGGGCGGACCGCACTCATCTCATCACTCTAGTCGCGAAACATTCAGCGAACATGGTCACGATCCTCAGAGGGGATTGTGACTTGAGGTCCGCGAGGGGGTGCCTGGACGAGGTGATTGTATGCCAAGGCGCCCTAGAAGGCCTCAGACATGGAGTCCCACTCAGACCCTCGGCATACTATCAGATCGCACAGTCTGCAGTCACTCAGACCATGAGGTACATAGAGGATGCCGGTCTCACGCGCTGGGTGTTTGTCCCATCAGAGGACCGGGCAGACGTGTGGCGGCTCAGCGAGATTGGGGCTGGCCGGCAAGAGAGCGTTTTTGTCCACGACAGGATAGTGGCAGGCCTGGCCAGCTCAGCTTCCTTGCTGTTCTGGGCCGCCCCGAGGTTCGCACGTGCAGCCGGTAGGAGAAGGACTGGGCAGATGGGCCACTAGTTCCCGAGGAGTTGGGCCGGCTGCCCAAGCAGCGAAAATCGAAGTCGAGCACAACTGACAGTGGAAAAGAAGAGGGAAATTTTAAACCAGATCTTTTGCCTGCCGGGGAGGACTTAGGGCTTTGTAGATATGTGTTTGTTTGTTGCTTGGTTATGTTCG